GGGTTGTCCTTGCCTGCTACGCCGCATGCGGCGGTGAGCTGGAGCTGATGCAGGAAACGAATCATAACGAAGAAGACGAAGCGTCTGATAAGGAGAATTAATATTTATGGAACGTAATACTGATACCCGCAACAATCTGATTACCATCGAGAACGCTCACATTATTTTCGTGAACATGCAGGGAAGCCGTCAGACTTACAACGACGAGGGTCGTCGTAACTTCAACGTGTTGCTGACCGAGGAACAGGCGGAGGCCATGAGGGACCTTGGCGTGAATGTCCGGGTTCGGGCCAGCAAGTACGAGGACGGCGAAAACCAGAATCTCCTGAAGGTGAATGTAAACGTGAACAGCAAGTATCCGCCGAAAGTCTACATGATGACTCCCGGTGGCCAGCTGAATCTGCTGAGCGTTGACATGTACGCACTGATCGACCAGGCGGCGGAGGAGCACCGCATCGAGAATGTAGACCTGACCTTCCGGGCTTACAAGAGTCCGCTGAGGACCGACGACCGCGGCCTGAGCGCATATCTGAACAGCATGGTTGTCACCATTGAGGAAGACCCGCTGCTCAGGAAGTATCGCGGCAGCGAGGAGATGCCCTTCTGATGAAAACGATCTGCCTCTATCCGCACCAGGTCGAGGCAGTCAAAAAGCTCGATTCCGGCTCCATCCTTTGCGGTGGAGTCGGAACCGGCAAATCGATTACCTCGCTAGCATATTTTTACACCAGGGAATGCAGGGGCGCGATTCAGGAAGACGGGCGGCTGGTAAGCCCGCTGAACCCGAAGCCGCTTTATATTATTACTACTGCCAGGAAGCGGGACACCGGCGAATGGAAGGAAGAGTGCGCCAGATGGGGATTGCCTGGATGCGGGATCACAGTTGTTATTGACAGCTGGAACAACATTACCCGATACGCGGAGGGCATAAAGGATGCCTTTTATATTTTTGACGAGCAGCGGCTGGTCGGAAGTGGCGTATGGGTGAAGAGCTTTCTGAAGATCGCGAAGAACAACCGATGGATATTGCTAAGCGCGACTCCGGGAGATACCTGGTCCGATTATATTCCGGTGTTCGTGGCCAACGGATTCTACAAGAACAAGACGGCGTTCCTTCGCGAGCACGCCATATATTCCAGGTACACTCGATATCCGAAGGTGGACCGGTACGTTGAGGTCGGTAAGCTGGAGGCATTCCGGAGAAGGATCACAGTGACGATGGCCTTCGAGAAGAAGACGGAAGCGCACAGGATGAACATCACCGTGAGCTATGATCGGGACAAAACCAAAGAGGTGCTCCGTAATCGCTGGGATATTTTTAAGGGCGAACCGATCCAGGACGCCGGTGCGCTGTGTTATATTCTCAGGCGCATCTGCAACGAGGACGAGAGTCGGCTGGAAGCGGTGAAGCTGATGCTGACTCATCACAAGCGCCTGATTATATTCTACAACTTCGACTACGAGCTTCAGAAGCTTCGGACGCTTTCGGAGCTGTTGCCGGTTGCCGAGTGGAACGGGCACAGGCACGAGCCGATTCCCGAGACAGATTCCTGGGCGTATCTGGTTCAGTATTCGGCGGGCGCGGAAGGATGGAACTGCGTTCAGACCAACGCGGTTTTATTTTACTCGCTCAACTACAGCTACCGGATCATGACGCAGGCGGCCGGAAGGATCGATCGGCTCAACACGCCGTTCACCGATTTATATTACTACACGCTGAGGAGCGACGCGGTGATCGACCGGGCCATCGCGAGGGCGATCGACAATAAGAAGACGTTCAACGAGCGCACATTCCGAGTGTAAAGATTGTGTTAAGAAAAGTCGCGTCAGAAACATGGATTATTATGGAGAGGTAGGATACAGCCCACGACGGGTTCGTATCCTTTATTTTTCGCGAAGGAGGGCCTTTCGGATGAAGGAGAACACGTTCCAGGCGCAGGTGATCCGGGAGCTCAAGGAGATGTTCCCAGGATGCGTTGTGCTGAAGAATGACGCTGGATATCTTCAGGGCTTTCCCGATCTTACCATTTTCTACGGGGACCGATGGGCGGTGCTCGAGACCAAGCGGGAAAAGAACGCAAGCCATCGGCCGAACCAGGACTATTATGTCGACCGGCTCAATCGGATGTCCTACTCGGCGTTTATTTTTCCGGAGAACAAAGAGGAGGTATATCGTGATCTTCAACAAGCACTCCGACCTGGAGGCAGCGCACGCCTTCCTGTCGCCAAGCAAGTACCACTGGCTGAACTATGACGACGACAAGCTGCGCGAAACATATTTGAACCAGCTTGCGATCCAGAAGGGCACGGAGCTTCACAAGTTCGCCTGCGATTCGATCCGGCTGGGGATCAATCTTCCGAAGAACCGGAAGACGCTCAACATGTACGTAAACGACGCGATCGGTTTCAAGATGCAGCCTGAGGTTCCGCTTGTATATTCTATGAATTGCTTCGGGACGGCAGACAGCATCTGTTTTCGAAATGGCCTTTTGAGGATTCACGACCTGAAGACCGGAGCCACGCCGGCCAACATGAAGCAGTTGGAGATCTACAATGCTCTGTTCTGTCTGGAGTACGGCCTGAAGCCGAAGAATATTCGCTCGGAACTCCGCATATATCAGAACGACGAGATTGTGGTACACAATCCTGTTGCGGGGGATATTCAGGCGGTCATGGATCGCATTATATCTTCCGACAGAATCATCGAGAAGATGAAACAGGAGGTAAAGGTATGATGGACGACAATGAGATGGAAGAGCTGATTGGGTTATTTTCGGAGGATGACGAACTCAAGCACTACGGTACGCCCAGGCATTCCGGTCGGTATCCATGGGGATCCGGTGATAATCCGTATCAGCGTAACGCGGATTTTCTTGGCAGGATCGACGGATACCGGAAGATGGGTATGAGTGAAGTCGAGATTGCCAAGAGTATGGACATGAGCTCGACGAGGCTCAGGCGGCTAAAGGCCATCGCGCTGGAGGAGAACCGTGCCGCGATGTCCGCGGAAGCTTTCCGTCTTCGGGAGAAAGGCATGAGTCCGACGGCGATTGCCAAGCGAATGGGCCTGCCGAACGAATCCTCGGCAAGGAGTCTGCTCAATCCGAGCATCAAGGTTCGCATGGAGAGAGCGGCAGCCAACGCAAAGGTCCTCAAGGAGCAGGTCGACCGCAAGCAGTATCTGGATATTACCTCCGGATCGGAGACGGCGGTCGGCTTATCCCAGACGAAGTTTCTGACTTCCGTGGAGATGCTCCAGAAAGAGGGATATCAAGTACACAACGTATGGTTCAATCAGCTTGGAACCGGAAAGCGAACGACGGTGAAGTTGCTGTGTCCTCCGGGTACCACCTGGTCGGACGCGATGAAACATGTGACCGACGCCAAGCCGCTGGACGGTTTATATTCTGAGGACAAGGGCGACACCGTCAGAACGATCACGGAACCGGTGAAGATCGACCATAAGCGTGTGATGATCCGTTATGCGACTGGCACCGGCGATGAGAACGACGGCGGAGCAAGGGACGGCCTGATCGAGCTTCGCCGGGGCGTCGATGATATTTCGCTGAAGAATGCTCGTTATGCCCAGGTTCGTATTGCCATGGACGAGGGCCATTTTCTGAAAGGCATGGCGATGTATTCTCCGGACGAGAGCAAGATGCCGCCGGGAGTAGACATTATATTTAACACGAACAAGAAGGAGTCGAAGGGTTGGGAAGGCGTGTTCAACGAGAGCAAGGAGCTCGACAAGAACAACCCCGACAATCCGTTCGGCGCTTCCATTAAACCTGACAAGGATATTATTCGGGCACAGCACCATTATATTGGCGCGGACGGCAAGGAGCATCAGAGTGCGCTCAATATTGTGAACGAGGAAGGCGACTGGAGCAAGTGGAAAAAGACGCTGGCCAGTCAGTTCCTGTCCAAGCAGGCTCCGGCTCTGGCAAAGCAGCAGCTCGACGTGACCTATAAGGTCGATATTGATCAGTTCAATGATATTTCCAGGCTGACCAATCCGACGCTGAAACGCAAGATGCTGCTGGAGTTCGCCAGCCAGATGGACAGCGACGCGGTTCACATGGCCGCCGCCGCGCTTCCCCGGCAGGCAACAAAAGTTATTTTGCCGTTCCCGGAGTTGAAAGAGACGGAGATCTACGCTCCGCATCTGGAGGACGGAACCAAGGTGGCGCTTGTTCGATATCCTCATGCCGGTATATTTGAAATTCCGACGCTTACCGTGAACAACCGGGTGAAGAGTGTGAAGGAAGCGCTCGGTACGGATATTCGGGACGCGGTCGGTATTAACGCAAAGACAGCCGAGCATCTGTCCGGAGCGGACTTTGACGGCGACAGCGTTCTGGTTATTCCGATGGATCGTGTCAATATTCGTCATAAGGCTCCGCTCAAAGGGCTTGTCGGTTTTGACAATAAGGCGGCATATCCTGAGTATGAGGGCATGAAGCGGATGACGAAGCGTCAGCGTGGTATGGAGATGGGCAAGATCACCAACCTTATCACCGATATGCAGATTCAGGGCGCGAGCGACGACGAGATTGAGCGTGCGGTTCGTCATTCGATGGTGGTTATTGATGCGTATAAGCATCACCTGAACTACCGACAGAGTGAGCAGGACAACAATATTGCCCAGCTTCGACTCAAGTATCAGGGTAAAGTGAGTGGCGGATCTCAAACGTTATTATCTAAGGCGACTTCTCCATATTACGTGAAGGATCGGAAGGAAAAGCTATATTCCAAGATGACCGATGAGGAGAAGGAACGCTGGAAGAACGGTGAGATGATATATACTGACACCAACTATACCCATACGAAGCGCATCAAGGACAAGGACGGCAATACGATCGGCTGGGAGCGTGTTCCGAACATGCTTCAGATCAACAAGCTCGAGGCATATCCTGACGCATATTCTCTGACTTCGACCGGCGGAAAGACAAATTCTACGCCACGCATCGAAATCATATATGCAGAGCATTCGAATCGCCTGAAAGCTCTGGCAAATAAGGCCCGCGCCCTTGCCCGTCAGCAGAAGGACCTTGAGCGAAACGCGTCCGCCGCTGAGACATATTCTAAAGAAGTGGCTCAGTTGAATGCGGCTCTCAACGAGGCTGTGAAAAACAGGCCCCTTGAGCGCCAGGCGCAGACCATCGCCACAAAGGAGTACAAGAATCTTCTATATTCTCATCCTGAGTGGGAAGAGGAGAAGCGCAAGCGTGCAAAAGGTCGTGCTCTTGAGCGGGCGAGAGATCAGGTTGGCGCTCACAAAAAGTCTATATTTTTGACGGATCGTCAGTGGGAAGCGATCAATGCCGGAGCACTCAGCAAGACCAAGCTGCGCGCTATATTTGACGAGGCCGACAAGGATCGGCTGCGTCAGTTGGCGACACCTAGGACTAGGACAGGCATGACGTCTTCGAAGCTTATGCAAGCGAGGTCGTTGCTGAAGTCTGGCTATACGCAGGCCGAGGTCGCTGACATGCTTGACGTGTCCGTAAGTACCCTGATGAACAACTTGGATGGCAATGTAGCAACAAACTGATTGAGATGAAGCCGCGAGACGTGTGAGTCTATATTTAGCTTTCATGTGAGCTATATTTAGACGAGCATGTCTCGCGGCCCGCTCAAAGTCTATATTTTTCTATCCTGAATGGAGGTGATGAGATGGAGACGATGTGGATCACGACTGAGGACAACCCGTTCGATCCGTTCGATCAGTTCGACGAATGGTACGCATTTGATGAGGATCACGGCTATTGTACGTGCGGATACATCATGAGGATCGCAGAGACGTCACTGTCTCAGACCGATGACGAGTCTACCGATGCGACGAACGAGGCATGTATGGAGATTGCAAGGCTCAATCCGAACGGAATGTACAAGCTTGTGCGCAGAACAGACCTAGATGAAGACGAAGAAGACGAAGATGACGACGATGAATCATAAACATGAATATAAAACCCCCGATATGGATAATATATCGCCTTTTGACCGGGGGGAGGGGTGTTCAAAAATAGGCCCCCACCCTTGCAT